CGCTACCCAGTGGGTCCGAATCTGCACGGTGATGAACGCCCAGGTCGCGGCGGCGCAGACCGTGCGCCTCTACACGCGGGGCGCGGGCCGGCGCGTGTCGAAGTCCGCGCGGGCGGCGATGGAATCCGGGCGGCTCGGGCGCAAAGCGGCCGAGTACGCCTCGCGCTCGGGTGACGTGGTGGAGGTCGAAGACCACCCGGCGCTGGACCTGGTCCGCAAGCCCAACCCGTGGCAGACGGGCAACCAGCTTGAACATCTGGTGTTCGCGCACAAGCAGCTCTGCGGCAACGCCTACATCTACCTGACCGAGGGCGACGACGGCGCGCCGACGCTGCTGGTTATGGACCCGACGAAGGTCAAGGTCCAGCTTGACGACGCCACGCTCATCGCGCGGTACCTGTACGGCTCGCCCGGGTCCGAGGTGCGCGTCCCGACCGAGAGCATCATCCACGCGAAGTTCGCGCCCGGCCTGCGGTCGGTGGTGTTCGGCGAGGGGCCGCTTCACGCCGTGCTGCGCGAGGCGGACCTGTACGCGAACGCGACGGACTCGGAACTGTACCGCTGGGCAAACATGAGCCGCCCCGACCTGAAGGTGGAGATTCCGTCCGGGGCGTCCAAGGAACAGATTGAGCAGATCAAGGCGGACCTTGCCAACATGATCCGCGGCGTGCGCAATCGCGGCAACGCCGTGTTTGCGAGCGTGGCGAAGATTGAGCCGATGGGCTGGTCCCCGCACGAGATGGAGTACGTCGCGGGCCAGGACCACGTCGCGCGGACGATCTGGGCCGCGTTCGGCGTGCCCGAGTCGGTCCTGCGCATGAACGACGCGAATCTCGCGTCGGCGTCGGTGGGCAACCGGCAATACATGGCGCAGACGATCCAGCCCCTGTGCAACGTCTGGGCGGAAGAACTGACCACGCGCCTGCTGCCGATGATGGGCGAAGACCACGGCGAGTACTGGTTTGCCTACGACGAAGTGACGCCCGAGGATCGCAAGGCGACGTTGGACGAACAAACGAAGCTGGTGCAGGCCGGGCTGGTGACGCCCAACGAAGCGCGGAGCGCGCTCGGCTATGACCCGCTGCCCGGGCTGGACGAGGTTGTCCCGCCCCGCCCGAACCTCGCCGGGCTGCTGGGCGGCGACGCCCCGCCCTTGCCCGTCAAAGCCGCCAAGAGCGCGCGCGGCTGCTGCGGCGGGATCCACACGAAGGACCGGGGCGCGACAAGCCCGCACGATTCCGCGAACGCGCTGCGCCTCACGAACCGGCTCAGCGCCGACCTGGAGGGCTGGTTCCGCATGGCGCTTGCGGAGGGCCGCGTGACGGGGGCCGGGTGGTCTTCCACGCCCGAGCTTGAAGACCGGCTGCGGACGATCATCGAAGGCCGCCTGCCCGAACTGTGGGCCGCTGGCGGGCTCGCGTTGCTCCGCCAGTTGAAGGAAGACCCGGCGACGGTGCTCCCGAACTGGTCCGAGCTTGCGGCGAACTACGCGCGCGAGCGGGCCGGGACGCTCATCCAGGGCATCACCGCGACGACGCGCGAGCAGGTCGCGTCGGCGGTTGCGCGCGGCGAGGCCGAGGGCCTGTCGATTCGGGACGTTCAGCTTGACCTCATGGAAGGCGGCTACGACGGGCTCCGCGCGGAGCGCATCGCGCGGACGGAGTCGGCCAACGCGATCGGCGCGGCACGCGTGGACGGCTGGCGCGCGGTCGGATACCAGCAGCTTGAATGGGTGCTCGCGGGCGGGCCGTGCGCCCTGTGTCAGCAGGTCGCGGATCGCGGGCCCGTGCCGGTGGGCACGCCGTTCGTCCGCGCGGGCGAGACGCTTATCGACGACGGGGGCAGGCCGTGGGTTGCGGAGCGGGACTACTACCACGAGGCGCTTCACCCGAATTGCCGTTGCACGACGTTCGGGGTTGAAGAGTGACAAGGGGGACGGGGATGGGGATGCTCACTATCGCGGCGGGCCAAGTGCTCGACCGCATCAAGAGCCGCTGCGGGCTGCCCGACGACGCCGACGTGGGCGTGTTCGGCATGGCGCTCAAAGACACGATCGTCGATGAGAGCGGGGCCAACCGCGACATTGTCGGCGTCGCCACGTCGGACGGGGTTGACCTGGATTCCGAGGTGGTGTTGCCCGTCGGGGCGGATACGTCCTATTTCGACGCCAACGGCAAGCGCCTGTTCCTTGACCATCGCTACGACGCGGGGTCGGTGGTGGGCGCGGTGCGCTACATGCGCCCGTACCCGGACGCCCGGGCCCCGCGCGGGCTGGAGTTCCGCGCGCGGATCCTCTCGACGCCGCTGGGCGAGGAAGTCCTGACCATCGGCAAGGAAATCGGCTGGGGCGCGTCCATCGGGTTCCAGGTGCTCGAAGCGTCCGCGCCGACGGACCTGGAGCGCAAGGCCTACCCGAACGCGGAGCGCATCATCCGCAAGTGGAAGCTGCTGGAACTGAGCCTCACCGCGCTCCCGGCCAACGTCGCGTGTCAGGCGTCCGTCGCGTCCATCGACAACGCCAAGGCCGGCGCGGTTGCCGAGCTTGTGACCAAGGGCCGGATCAAGGCGTCTACCGCGCGGGCGCTGGGCGTGGACTTTGCCCGCCGCACGATCGTCGTCCGTCGCGCGGTGGTTGTGCGCGGCTAACATATTGTGAAGCTCTCGCCTCATCCCTGCGCTCGGGCACTCACAAGGAGCCCGGCCCTCGGAAAGCGGCCTGCGGCACAACGTCACGGTTGTTCTGTGGTTCCGTTTTTTCACGGGGGTTTTCTATGGCTATCAATCGTGCGCAGCTTCTGAAGACGCTGCGCGAAAACGGCTACAAGGGCGATGAGACCCTGGAAGCCGTCAAGTCGTTCGTTGAAGTCGAACACATCGACCTCACCGATGATGCTGGCAACGCTCTGGACGTGAAGGCCGCGTGGGACAACGTCCCCCGCAAGGCCGTCAAGCTGGAGTCGGAAGCCAAGCCCGAAATCAAGGCTGGCAAGCTGGATTCCAAGTTCGTCGCGGCCCACACGGGCGGCGAGGGCTCGCACGGCATGTCGGCAAAGGCCGTCCGCAACTCGTGGGCCCGCAAGCGTTACGACGCCAAGGCCGCGAAGGGCGAGACGGTGTTCTCCTGCGCCGACGAGGCCGAGGCGTTCGCCGCGCACATGCGGCTTTCGCTGGACCGCACCGCCAAGGGCATCGAAGCGTACAGCCCGGAGCAGAAGGCCGCCGACGTGGAAATCGTCAAGGCCCTCTCGACCACGGTTGACGGCCTGGGCGGCACGCTGGTGCCCGACCAGTTCTCGAATGTCCTCATCGACCTGATTCCCCAGTACGGCGCTGCGGCTGCCGTCTGCGGCATCACGCCGATGGACGTGCCCAAGATGTTCATTCCCCGCTGGGCTGGCGACGCGACTACGGCGTGGCAGGGCGAAGGCTCGACCATCACGGACAGCGACCCCAGCACGGACGCGGTCCAGCTCACGGCGACTTCGCTGAAGACCGTGACGCGCGTCTCGAACCAGTGGTTCCGCACCACGCCCCTGGCGGTTGCGGACCTCATGGCTCAGAGCATGGCGCGGGCTCAGGCGTTCCGCATCGACCGGGCCTTCTTCTTCGGCAACGGCGCGGCGACCGACGGCAACTTCGTCGGTGTGGCGTCGGCCATCGACAACCTGAGCGCGACGAAGGCGAACATTTCGTCCTACGTCGTCGGCGCTGGCGCGGCGTTCAGCAACATCACGCTGGGCAACGCGCTCGACGTGGTGGGCCGTCTGCTCGACAAGACCGACGTTCCCGACCAGTCCTACATCGTCTGCCATCGCGCGGCGTTCTTCAGCGTGTTCGACCGCCTCGCCCGTTCGGCTGGCGGCGCGACGGTTGACCTGCTCCGCAACGAGCGCGTTGTCGGCGGCATCCGCGTGTCCAACCGCAACTTCAACGGCTACCCGGTGGTCTTCTCGGAAGTGTTCCCGAAGACCGCTCCGTCGGGCAACAAGATCTTCGCGCTGGTGGGCAACTTCTCCGCCGCCGCGAAGATCGGCATTGTCCGCAACAGCATGAACTTCGCCACGTCGGATCAGCGTTACTTCGACACCGATCAGACGGCGTTCCGCATGGTGCAGGACGTGGCTATCGCGGTTCACGACTTCGGCAACGCCGACGCGTCTTCGGCGAACTGGATCCAGTCGCCCGTGGCTGGTCTGGCGGTTTCCTAATCCAAGGGGGGTGACAGTTGAATTCTGCTCAGAACAATCGCATCGTCGTCGCCGTCCCTGTGGCTTCGTACGCCGCCGCGACCGGCACCAGCGCCAACATCATCGACACCTACCAGTTCCGTTACCTCACGGTGACGGTGCAGCTGGGCGTGATGAGCGCCGCGTTCACCGCGTTCAAGCTGGAAGGCTCGGAAACGGCGGACTTCTCGGGTGGCGTCGCCGACATCACTGGCTGCGTCGCGTCGGGGTCCACCGGCACGAACCGTCTCCCGCAGGCGGCTGACGGTCAGTTGGTCGCACGGTTCTACGTGCCGATCAACGGCACTACGCCGCGCTACATCCGCTTCGCCGGTACGCCCGGCGCAGGCACGATCTTCGGCGCGACCGCGCAGCTCTCGGACGGCGTGGAAGTGCCCTCGACCCGGGCCGAGCGCAACAACACGCTCGAATTCCTCCGCTCGTAACAACTCACCGCCGTGCTCTGGAAACGGGGCACGGCGGATTTGGTCCGCGTACCGCACAACAAGGGGCCGCGCGCGTTCCACGCGAAGGGGGGATCGCTTGCCAATCTCGACTATCTCGGGGTACAAGGCATACGCGGGCATCACGGGTACGTCGGAGGATTCGCTGCTGACGACCCTGCTCAACATGGCGCAGAGCGCGATGGAGCGGTACTGCGGGCGGAGCTTCGATCAGGCGACGCTGACGGAGATTGTGAACGGCACGGGCGGGCCGACGATCCGCGCGCCCCGGTTCCCGGTGACGACGCTCACCAGCGTTGAAGTGCGCACGGGCGAGAGCGCATGGACGGTGGTTGCCTCGTCCGGGTATCGGCTGGACGGCGCGGCGGGGCTGATTTGGAGTCTGGACTACACCGACGCCCGCGTGCCCGTGGAATCGACGTGGGACGACGTGAGCGTGGCGTATAGCACCGTGGCGGGCGCTGGCGGCTGGCCTAAG